AAGGTGTATGGCAATTAGGGTATATATTTAATAGAAGATGTTTTTATAAATGGGCTGGCGATGTTTTATTGCTTACCCAAGATGGTCTAGTGCCTTTAGCTTCTGCGCTGCAATCTAGCCGTTTAGACCCAAGAATCAACATTACTGATAAGATTTTTTACGCTATTTCGCAAGCAGCAGATGTTTATTCAACTGAATTTGGCTGGCAAGTTATTTATTATGCCAAGCCTAATATGCTGATTATTAATGTGCCTGATACTACAGGTACACAGCAGTATGTAATGCACACAATTAGTAAAGCTTGGTGCAACTTTACAGGCATTAATACGACCTGTTTTGAGCTACATAATGACGATATTTACTTTGGTGGAACTGGCTTTGTAGGTAAGTTTTTTGATACTAACGCTGATAATGGCGCTCAAATTTCAGCTACTTGCCAACAAGCTTATAGTTATTTTGACAATCCAGGACAGCAAAAGCGTTTTACGATGGTTCGCCCTACATTCTTAGTTGATGTGGGTACACCTGGTATTTATGCTGGTATTAATACCGACTTTCAAACCCAGAATAACCTTGGAAAAGTAACCTTTGTAAACACCCCTACTACTACAGCAGTATGGGATGCAGCCACATGGGATAACGATGTATTTGCTGGAAATCTAGTAATTTCTCGTCAATGGCAAGGGGTTACAGGGCTAGGATATGCTGGTGGCATTAACTTAAACATGGTTTCTGCTGGCATTGATGTGCATTGGGTATCAACGGATTATGTAATGGAAAGAGGTACTGTAATTTAATGAGAAAAGTCACTACTGAAAACCAACAATATATGGGTGATTGGTTAGTAAGAATGATGAATCATCCTTTACCTAAAGAAACAGTATGTATAGGTCAAGAAATAGATGGTAATTTAGTAGCAGTAGTAGGATATTGCAGTTTTATGCCAAAAGCGTGTCAAATGCACATTGCGGCAGTAGATGAAGTAAATTGGATGAACAGAGATTTGTTATGGGCGGCTTTTGATTATCCCTTTAATAAACTAGGAGTTAGCGTTATAATTGGTCAAATCTGCGGCAGTAATGAAGATGCCATAAGATTAAACCGACACCTTGGTTTTAAAGTGATAACCGAAATCCCTGATGCCCATATGGATGGTGATTTAGTGATTATGGCTATGAGGCGTGAAGATTGTCGATTTCTCGACATCAAATGCCCTTTAAGAACAGCAAGAGGAGAATGACATGGGTGGTGGTGGATTTTTAGGATTAGGACCTGCGCCAAGTGCGCCAGCTGCTCCCGATTATGCAGCCGCAGCAAGAGAAACAGCAGCAGGAAATTTAGCCGCTGCTCAAACTGCTGCTGCTGCCAATCGAGTTAATCAAGTAACTCCTTACGGCAACTTAAATTACACGCAAACTAAAGATGCAGAAGGCAATCCTGTATGGACTGCTACCACATCTCTTAGCGATGTTGGACAACAACTTTTAAACAATCAAAATCAATCTGCTTTAGGTTTGGGTAGCACTACAAATGCTGCATTGAAAGATGTGCAAAACACAATGGGTAAACCATTTAACCCTAATTTGCCACAATTACAATCTAACCTTGCAACACCTACATACCAACAAGTAGGTCAAGGGCCACAATTTAGTCAAATGGGCAGCAATCCTGAATTACAAACTAAAGTTGGTGGTACTGGCATGGAAGGTTGGGATGCTGCAACTGCATTAATTAATCAGCGTTTACAACCACAATTGCAACGTGAAAATGAGCAATCTGACGCTCAATTAGCTAACCAAGGTATTATGCCTGGCTCTAAAGCATACCAAACTGCCAAACAACAATTAGCTCAAAAACAAAATGATTTGTCTGTACAAGCGCAGTTACAAGGCGCAAATGTGCAAAATCAAATGTTTAATCAAAATGTGGCTGCTGGTCAGTTTGGCAATCAAGCTTTAAACCAAATGAACGCTAATCAGTTAGCTAACCTTGGCTTTAACAATGCTACAAATCAACAAGGTTTTGCTAATCAATTAGCTGGCACACAAATGAATAATGCTGCATTAGGTCAAGGGTTTGCTAATCAAGCTACAAATGCTGGCATAACTAACGCTGCAAATCAGCAAGCTTATAACCAAGCTATGACTAATTACAATATGCCTTTAAATACATTAAGTGCATTGCGTACTGGCGCACAAGTTCAAAATCCAACATTTATTAATGCTCCGCAACAAGCTACTACTTCAGGTGCTGATTTATTAACCGCAGCGCAAGCTACTGGCCAATATAATCTAGGCGCTTCAAATGCTTCTTCAGCAGCACAATCTGGATTTAATCAAGGTTTGATGGGATTAGGTGGTTCTTTAGGTTCGGCTTATTTAATGTCTGATATTAGAACTAAAGAAAACATTGAGCCAATTGGTGTTGCTAAAAATGGTTTAACTATTTACAAATATGAATACAAACCTGAATTTAAAAATCATAAATTAGCTGGTCATGGCGTTTATTATGGATATATGGCGCAAGAAGTTGAGCAAGTATTCCCGTATGCAATTCGCACACTTAATAATGGCTACAAAATTGTGGATTACGCAAAATTATGAGCTGGCTTGGTGATGTCATAAAATTTGAAAATTTTAACTTGAGCAATCAATGGGGTAAGCTTAAGAAAAATCCAGAAAGAGCTTTTATTGGAGCTATGGATGAAGGCGGCACTAAAGTATGGAATAAAGCTTTTGATTTGACAGCACCTGTTACTGGTATTCATAGAAAATATGAACCAATGACTGATTATTTTGGTGGAGCTTCCAAAGACAGTTATACCAAAGCTAATGAGGCTGGAATTAATACAGGTCCTGGCAGAAGTATGCACAATGTAGCCAAAGCCATTACTTCTGCTTATGTTGGTGGTTATGGTGCAGGTCAAGCTGGTTTTGGTGGTGGCTTTGCTAGTGGTGGCGAAACAATTAATCCTGCTACTGGTGTACCCTGGTCAGAAACTGGTAGCGGATTTGCTGGAAATGGTGGTTATGCTGGCAGCAGTTCTACTGGATTTGGATTAAACCCAAGCATGGGTGCAGGGGTAACTTCTAATGGTTTTGGAACAACGACAGGAAGCACTTACGGTGGTTTAAGCCCAACTATGGGTAATGGTGTAACTTCTACAGGTTATGGTACTACTACTGGCGGTGAATTTGGTTTAAATGCGGCTTCACCATCAGGAATACAAAGCACTCAATCTGCTGCTGGATTAGGAGATTTAAGCGCAAGCGGTAATGGTGGCACAAATAATTCATTGTTTAATAAACAATTGCTTTCACAAGCATTAAAAAACATGGGTGGTGGTGGACAAAAACAACAACAACCACAATTACAAATTATTCAAGGTCAGCCAGCATTTTTGGAACAAAACCAAGGAGCTTTACCAATTCAAAGTGAAATGCCTGAAACACCAAATTATTATGGCATTGACCAATTTCAATTAGCACAAGCATTAAGGAATTCATAATGTCACAAGACCTTTATTCAAATTTACCACCTGAAATTGTTTTACAACAACAGAAATTAAATCGCCAACAAGAAATGGCTAAAGCTTTGCTTGCTCAAGGCGCACAACAAAATGCTGGGTCAGCAGGTCAAATGGTTTCAGGTCATTATGTGCCAAATTCATTTTTTCAAAATCTTCAAGGCCCTGTAAACCAGCTTTTAGGCGCTTACCTTGCAAAACAAAGTGACGTAAAAGCTACGGAATTAGCTGAAGCATTGCGTACAGGCAAACAAGCAGAACAAAAAGCAATTATGGAAAAACTTAATGCTGGTGACACTAAAGGTGCATTGGCATTGGCTAGTGGCTCTACTTATGGCGGTGGAAAAGAGTTTGTGCCTGCGCTTATTGGGTCTGTTATTCCTAAAGCACAAGAATCTAAAGTGGTTGGCAATACTTTAGTTAGCCCAGAAGGAAAAGCTATATTTACAGCACCTAAAGAATATGCGCCTCATGCCGTACAAATTATTGACACACCAAATGGTTTAATTCAATTTGACCCTAATACTCGTCAAATGACTCCTGTTATGTCTGGTGGACAACCTTTAATGGGAACTAAAGGCAATCTTCCAGAAGGAGCTACAAAACAAGTTACTGGCGCTACAAACCTTAAAGATGCTATTACTAATTACAAATCAGCACTTAAAGGATTTAGCACTTTAGATATGGTTAATCCTAATGCTAGAGCATCTATGGGAAATGCTTACAATAATATGATGTTACAAGCAAAAGAAGCTTATAACTTAGGCGTATTAAATGGCCCTGACTATGCAATTTTACAATCTGTAGTTAAAGACCCAACAAACCCAAGTGCAATGTTAGTTGGCAAAAAAACATTAGAAAAACAAGCAGATGATTTAAGCAAACAAGCAGATATTATTATTGGAAATGTGTATAAAACACATAACAGACCTGTGCCAAGTGCTTTACAACCAACACCTTTAGCACCATTAGCACCAACATCACAAGCACCTAAAAAAGTAGTTAATTTTAACGATTTGCCATAAGGAATAGACATGGATGTTTTAATGCCAGATGGCACTCTCATTCAAGGTGTTCCTGAAGGAACTACTAAAGCTCAGTTAGAGGCTAAATTAACAGCTTCTCAAGCTCCTATGCAATCTGCTTCTAGCGGTGAATTTGGTGAAACAGGCGGTGGCGCTGCATTAGGTAGGCCTATTAATCGTGGTCAATTAAATATACAAGCGCAACCTAGACCATTAGAGTCTGCATTAGCTGGCGCTACTAAATCCTCTGTTATTGACCCATTGTTAGGTGCTGCTCAATTAGCTACTGGTGGTAATGTTGGTAGCCAAACCGCTCAATCTTATGCACAACAAGCTAAACCTTACCAAGAAACTAATCCAGGTTCTTATTTAGCTGGGCAAATAGGTGGCTCTGTAGCCCCTGCTGCTGGTATTTTAAAAGGTACTAGCATGATTCCTAGTTTTGCTAGGGCTAACCCTGCATTGCAAACAATAGGTGCTGGAGCTGTTCAAGGCGCACTAATGCCTAATGAAACTGGTGCAACAGGGCAAGATTTTTACGGAGAGCAAGCAAAACAAGCAGCTATTGGCGGTGCTTTAGGTGTTGTTCCTGCCGCTGTTTCTGGCGGTGGAAAAATGTTAGCTAGTGGTTTGCGTAGAGGTTTGGGTATGACTACTGGTGCAGGAGAGGAAGCCATTGGTCAAGCCTTTCAAGCTGGAAAAACAGGAAATCAAACATTTTTACAAAATCTTAAAGGCGAAGTTCCTACTGTTGAAATATTGGATGAAGCAAAACAAGCTCTTTCAAATATTAGAGCAAAACGCATGGCTGGTTACAAAGAAGGTATACAAACAACTATGCCAAGCCAAGAAATTGTTTCTGGAAAACCATTGCCAACACCAATGAAGCGTTTAGATTTTGCACCAATTACAGATAAATTAGATGAAACTATTGAATCTTTAAAAGTTACTACACCTACTACAAGCAAATTTAAAATTGGTAAAGAAGAACTTACTAAAGTTAAAGAACTTGAAAGTATTGTTGGTGAATGGAAAAAAGACCAAACATTACATACAGCAGAAGGATTAGATGCTCTTAAACAGCGTTTAGATGCCCTTTATCCTGAAAGTCCAATGCAAAGACAGGCTCAAAGAGCTATTACTTCTGTGCGTAATGCCGTTAAAGATACTATTGTTTCTCAAGACAAAAACTACGCTAAAACAATGAAAGCTTATGAAGAATCATTGTCAATGGAGCGTGAAATTGAAAGAGCATTGTCTTTAGGTGATAAAGCGTCTGCTGATACAGCAATTCGTAAGTTGCAATCTTTGACAAGAAATAATGCAAATACAAATTTTGGTTATCGTAAAGAACTTGCAAATGCTTTAAAAACAGAAGGTGGCGCTGATTTAATGCCTGCTTTATCTGGTCAAGCATTAAGTTCATGGACACCTAGAGGTTTAGCTGGTCAAGGTACTGCTTTAGGTATTGGCGCTACAGGCGCATTATCTTTAAATCCAACAGCAGCGGCCTTATTGCCATTAACCAGCCCTAGATTAGTTGGTTTAGGGTCTTACGGTGCAGGCAAATTAGCAAACAAAATGCCGTCTGCAAACCTTACAGACCAACAAAAGAAATTAGCCGAATTATTAATGATTAAAGCAGCTCAAGAAGGAGTTAAATAATGCCACGCTCAAGCGGAACTTACACCCTACCAGCAGGAAATCCTGTTGTTACAGGCACTACCATTACCTCTACATGGGCTAATACTACATTTAGCGATGTAGCTACAGCTTTAACTGGTTCTGTTGCTACAGACGGCACATCGCCAATGACAGGCATTTTGCAAATGGGTAATAACAGAATTACAGGCGTTGCCGATGGTACAGCTGCTACAGATGTAGCTACAGTTAATCAAATCTCTAATCCTACAATTACTGGCGGTACTATTGATGGCGCACCTATTGGCGCTGCTAACCCCAAGAATGGCGCTTTCTTAGCCCTTAGTGCTACTACTGCTGCTTTTTCAGGTACATCTACAGCGCCTACAGTAACTCCAGCATCAGATAACTCTACTAAAATTGCTACTACAGCGTTTGTGCAATCTGCAATTAGCGCAATATCTTCAGGTGTTACTAGCTTTAATACTCGTTCTGGAGCAGTTACTTTAATTTCTGCTGATGTAACTACAGCATTAGGGTATACCCCTTATAACGCTGGTGGCGCTACTGTTATTACTACTTCTAATATCAGCACTTATGCGCCTACTGTAAACGGTACAGGAGCTTATGGTACTTGGGGCATATCTATTAGCGGTAACGCTGCTACAGCAACTACAGCAACCAATGCCACCACCGTAACTAATGGCATTTACACAAATGTAGTTAATACTTTAACTGGTTCAGGCTCAATTACAGCTACAGGAACAAGTATTGGAGACCAAAGAATTGGCGTTACTGGTGCTGGATATTCTTCAGGTCTTGCTCCTGCCGCATTGCAAATGGGAACTGCTGGGGTTGGTTTTAATTACAACGGCACTTTATTGCTTGGGTTAAATGGCGGTACTGGCGCAGCTTGGTCACTTGCAACAAATGGTGATTTTACAATCAACGGAACTAGCGCTGTTGCTTACAAGCCTGGTGGCGGCTCTTGGACTGCAAGTTCTGATTCAAGATTAAAAGAAAATGTAACTGCATTGACAGGAGCATTGAGCAAAATAACTTCACTTAATCCTGTTAATTACACATGGAAATATCAAACAAATGAGCCAACTGTAGGCTTTATTGCTCAAGAAGTTTTAGCTGTTTTACCTTCGGCAGTTAGCGAAACAACGCCAACTGAAACTCAAAAACAATATATTACAGATAACAAACTTTATGCTATTGGCTGGCAAAATGATATGACAGCTTATTTAGTAGGCGCTATTAAAGAACTTAAAGCTATTGTTGATGCACAAGCGGCTGAAATTGCAGCGTTGAAAGGTTAATAATGAACTTTACATTTACATGGA